CATCTTTATCACTCATAGCTCTTAAATCTAAACCTTCACCTTTACTATAAGTTGAAGCACTTTGTAAAGCTAAGTCAAAAAATGCTGCTCTCAAAACTTCTTCAGTAACGTTAGTGGCTAATAGTTGTTGACCTAGTGGTCCTTGAGTAAAGCTCTGGTAAGCTTTTTCATATTCTTCATTACCTTCTATTTTATTTTTAAAAGTTTCAAAGTCTACCTGATTATTTTTAACCTGAGTTTCATTCATATCGTTTGAGATAGTATCAGATATCATAAAAACAGTGCCAGCCCCTAAACTATTGGTTCCCTCTACTCTTGTACCAGCACTAGCTATAAATCTAGCGTCACTAAATATAGTATTAGGGTCAAGACCTTGTTTTTGAAAGTCTGTTATGATATTTCTAATTTCTTGGTTAGAGTCATGAAAATTTAAAACGTTAGTAGTTATATTACTAGCTTTATTAAAAGTTTCTTGGTAGTTTTCTCTACCTTCTTTATATAAAGCAGTTCCTCTACCTCCACTAGCATTTTGACTTATTTCAAATGTACCATCTTCGTTTTGTTTAAAAGTAAAACTACTGGTGTAGGCTAAATATCTTTCTGGGTCTAATAAAGCTTGTTCGTGTGTGATAGTTACAGGTGTGCCGTTATTTAAAGTATCTATATATTTACCTGTGCCTGTGGGTAAGGTTATTACTTCTTTTAATTCACCTTCATTTACTTGTGATTGTAAAGCATTATATTGATCAGTGTTTAAAAACTCTTTACGTTTTTTACCTTCATTATTAGTTATGATATAAGTTTTACCGTTAGTGTCTCCTTTAGGTTTAGTTATAGTAACGTTAGGGTCAGTCTGCATCTGTTTAACTTTAAAGTTAGGTAAAAACTCTTCAGTAATAGTAATAGTGCCGTCTGGGTTGACAGTTTCTACTCTGACGTTAGTAAGTTTATCGTCGTCACTTTCCATAGGTCGTATAGAAGTAGAGCCGTTTTTAGTAGCGTAGGCGTTAGCTTCAACGTTACTAAAAAACACAGGGCTACTATAATCATATTGACCGTCTGTACCTTGTAGATAATACATTTTTCTATTACCGAAATATGCGTCATCAACAAATTTTTTAGCTAAATCTGTTTTATTTTTTTGATTATCAACGAACAACTCTTTAGCTATCTGATCTATTTTTTTAGCTCTTTCAAACTCAAAAGCTTTTTTAGTTTTATCGAAAGCTCTAGTTTCTATGTTTTTAGCTCTTAAATAATTAGTAGTAGCATTAATAAGTTTTTTAGAGTTACTATCGCCTCTTAGGTTTGAGTTTATTAATGAAGCTTGAAGTGCATATAAAGGCGTAGCTCCGCTAGGTTCTTGTATGAATTTTTTATAGTCTGGGGCAGGTAAACTATCTTCTACGTACTGCCTAATAGCTCCTAATTGTTGATTTTCATCAAGCTCACTAATACCGCTTATAGCGTTATATAAATCAGTAAGCTCATTTACGTCAGTGGTGTTTTGTGCTGCAGCACCGAACACGGCACTTTTACTCATGTCAGCTATACTACTATTTTCATCTACAGCTACTAAATCAGTAGCGTTGATTATTCTATCAATTAAATCTTCATTGATATCATTACCTGAATATAACGAAGATATACCTGTATTAGTTATAGCCATTTATATTCAACCCTTTAATGCTGCCCCTAAACCTATTAAGTCACTGAGACCTGTACTAGTGTCTCTAGGTTCTGAGAAACCTTGTGTAATAGTACCTAACTGAGGAGTGATACCGCTCATAATCCCTGAATATTGACTTAATAATTGTTGCGGTAAATTAAACTTACCTACAAAGTCACCGTAAGCTTCGCTCAACCTAGCTTGATCCATACCACGTTGCATTCTACCTATGTTTAATAATCTATTAGCGTCTGTGCCTTGTAAACCGAACTGTCGTGCACCTAAGTCAGCTATATTACCAGCTATACCTGAACCTACCTGACCGCCCCTTAAACCTATATTAGCTAAGTCAGTACCTAAACCGCCCATGACTCTACCGAAGTTAGCTCCTAAACCGCCTAGCCCACCAGCCACGTTACCGAATACACCCGCTAAATTAGTACCTATACCTGCTAATCTACCGCCAAACTGACCCATTAAACCAGCCTGACTTAAAGCTCTACGTCTTGCTGCTTCATCAGTAGATATAGCTTGTTGCATAGCTCTATCAAACCCTCTACTACGTATAGCCCCTACGTTACGTAGTTGTGCTTCACGTAAAGCTCTTTCTCTTTCTTCGGCTCCTAATCTAGCTCTACTACCGCCAAAAGCCCCTTGACTTATAGCCCTAGCTCTACCTATTTGGTCTGACCTAGCACCTTGTTCTTCTAAATCTTGTAGTGTACGTTGTACTACTTGTTCTTCAAAAGGATTGAAAAAGTTACTAGCTCCGCTGGGGTCAAAAGTTCCTAGACCAGCTTGGCTACCTGCTATACCTTGACCTATAGCCTGAGTACCAGCTAAAGCTCCGCTCCTAGCTACAGCGGGGGCTCTACCGTATAAATTACTAGCTTGGTCAGTAAGCTGACTTACACCCATAACCCCTTGACCTATAAGGTCTTCGCCTCTAGTACCTGTACGTTGCACATTACTTAAACTTTGACCTAGTATATTACCAGCTTGTTGAAACGAAGGCTGATAACTACCTAAACTATCAAGAGTTAAATTAAAACCTGCCTGTTCTGCTGGAGTAAAACCCGCCACACGTGATCCGTAGTCAAACGGTGTTAACCCTTGACTTAAACCGAATAACTGGTTAGTAAAAAACTGATTAGCCACGGGCACTAACCCAGGAACTCCAGGCAAACCGCCTCTAAAAAAGTCCGTAGCGAACCTAGGGGGCGCAGTAGTCTGCATAAAGGTTTGTTGATTTCTTATATCTTGTGCGTTATCTGTACCGTTTGACATTATGCTTTACCTAACCCCATGCTTTGTGCTTTTTTCTCGTTTTTATTCATCATAGCGTATAAATTACTAATACCTTTACTATGGTCACCGTCACCTATACCTTTTACGGCTTGTTTAGTCATTACGAACTCACCGTCAGCTAGTAATGCAGGCACGGTATCTTTATCACCTGACCCCATAGGGTCTTTAATATCACCGCCATTTTCTCGTAAGTCAAGTTCTGGTAACTGTCCGCCGTCAGCTAACCTTATAACTCCCCCGTCTTTTACAGGAGTTACTACATCAAACTGTGGTAGTTGAGCTAGTTGTTGTTCTTTTCTTAAAAGTTCGTCTAATATGATAGCTTGTAAAGGGTCGGTCATAGCTAAATTAGTGTCTACCGCACCCGTACTAGGGATACCTGGAGTAGGAAAAGGACTTATAGCCCCCTGTAATCCACCACCACTTTGACTAGCCCCTAAAGAACTGCTAAAATAATCTGGCACTTGAAACTGTGTACGTCCACCCTCTTCATCTTCAGCCCCTGATACTCCTAATAAACCTGCAACTAAAGCTCCTTGTTCTAATCTATTAAGGTTTTGAAAAGCATCACTAGTTAGTGATGTAGGTATTTTGCCTGTACTTAAAAATGTAGCTAAATCAGAGCCAGCACCTTGAAAAACACCTGTTATACCACCTGATATTTGATTAGCCGTCATAGGTGAGCCGAACTGTATTCTGCCTGTGTTTTGGAATAAATTACCCGCCGGATTACCGCCAGTTATGCCAGCACCAGCTAGTAACTGACCCCCTGCAAAGACTTTACCAGCACTACCTATACTTTTCTTTAAACCTCTGCCTTCAGCTAATGAGCCTATACCTTGACCTATAGCAGCACCTGCTGGTCCACCGAAAGCGAACCCTACTACGGTGGCTATGTCCCTGACAGCACCTTTGAGTTTTTTCCCTAACTTCTTCAAAAATCCCATGATTAATCTATTATAAGGGTAAAAATCAAATAATTATAGTAGTATCTCCTTTGTTAACTACGGTAACTTTACCTACTGAGCCTAACGCCTCAAAGCCTTTAGGGTTACGTGGGGTTGAAATATTTTCCCATTTATTACCCGTATACACCTGTAAAGCCTCAATAGTTGTGTTCCATATAATACTACCCGCATTGAAATTTACCTTGTTTAACGTTTCTCCATCTATTTGTCTAATATTATCGGGGTCAAACTGACCCAAGTTAAGTTCAAGTATTCTTACTAATTTATTGTAAGTTAGGGGCGTTACGCTATCACCTAACTCTAACGGTAAATTAGTCGCTAAAAGTTTACTCATCTTCTACCGTCACCTTGTATATCCATCCTAAGTAAACCTAGTCTCCACCCTGTATCATCATTTGCGTTAGTATCATCATCATCTGATTCTAAACGTATAACGGCTTGTCTACCTCTAGCTCTAACGTGTGATTGCTTAGTGGAACTGCTTATAGCGTTAGTGCTTGAAGTGCTTAATGACTCACCTGGAAAATTTCTTGTTTTTAAAACTATATTGACTTGACCGCCACTGCTATTATTTAAAAATCTTACATCTGGTATTATTCTGCGTATAAAAGCGAAGTTATCTCCGTCGCCTAAGTCAAAGTCACTGCTTTCTATAAATACGTCGGTCATGGGGCTACCGTCATCGTTATAACCGAACTCATGCTGATACAATATACCGTTAGATACTGCTCTGGGGTAATTAACCGTACCTTGATCTAACCAAGCTGTACGTGATATTTGACCGTAAGTCCACACTCTATCAGCATAATCGTAAACTACGTAACGGTCTATCTCTATGCTATCAGCTGAACAATAAAACCAACCTACTTCATCAAACTCATTATTAGTAAAAGCAAAAAATTTAAAAGCTTGGCTACTATTTATATCATCAAACACATAACTTAATACGCTACAAGGTATTTTTTGTACGCTACCGTTATAAACGTAAAAATTATCATAACCCATCCAAAATACGCCATTAGGTGCTACTACTGCCCCGTTAGGTGATATTAACCCACTAGCGTTATTAATTAAGTTTAAACCGAAAGTAAAAGGCGGTCCAATAAATTGCATACTGTATAAAGCGGTGTCAGTCCAAATTAATACCTCTTGTCTAGATTTTACTCCTCCTACTATCAAACTACCTTCAGATAATCTTAAATCACCCGCTGTATTAGTTAGTAAAGGTTCAAACTCAGTTAAACTTTCTTGGTCACCAAAAGCTACTAACATAGGATCAGGTACTCCGCTACGTGAACTACCCACTATAGGGTCAGACCCTAATATTATAATATGTCTATCTGTTTCAGAAACTAATACTTGACTCCCTACCGTAGGTGTTAAATTACTACCGCTTAAACTAGAGAGCTGTACCGCCCTAGTAGTTACGCCGTTAGTTTTATCCCAATAATAAATACTACCGCCCCTAGCGTTTATCAATAAATCTTCACCAAAATGATCATGAGTCCATAATCTTAATTGATTAGTAATACTTAGTGATGTGTTACCGCCCCATGTTCCTGCTCCCCATGTACCAGAACCGAAACCTGAACTTTGAATATAAACGTCAAGACCTACGTTTATTTGATACGCTCCCACTACACTACCGCCCCCGTTACCGCTATCACTAGAGTTAGCTGTTACCGTAGAACCTGAAGTATCTTTAGCTTCTATAGTGTAACTATTAGCGTCTACTATACTTGCTATTTGATACTCTTGGTTTAAAACTGCTGCGGTTATGTTACCACCTAAACTAGAAGCACCGCTAAAAGTAACAAAATCATTTTTTACTGCTCCGTGTGCTGTATCTGCTACAGTTATAGTAGCGTCGCCGTTAGTAGCTGAGAACGTTACGTCACCTGCTGATGTAGTAGAACGTATAGGTGTAATATCGTTGAAGTTTGCTCCTTCTTCAATATAGTATTTTAAATGTGTGCCTAAACCTAAAAGTTTAGTACCGTCTAAATCGACCCAACTAAGTAAAGCTCTACATGTGCCTAAAAAAGTATTTAAGTTATCTTTTTGCCAGCCACCTATTTTTTGTGGTAAACCAGCGTTGAATCTAACTTTATTAACATCAAACCATCCACCCTCATTAGAATAAGCCGTACCTTCACGCATTATTCCAGGTTTGAAGTTAATTTTATTTATAGCCATTTATACCTCGTGCCACTCCTTACCTTCAAATAATAAAGCTTCGGCTTCACGTCTGCGTATTAAACCTTGTTTTACTTCGCCCCCCGCTTTATTCCATCTTTTTATTTGATTAGGTACGTCATCCCAATCTTTATTGTTTAACTTTTGTAAGAGCGTACTTGAAGATAGATTAGATGGTCCAAGATTATAAACCCAAGAAACTAAAGCATCAAACTCATTTTGTTTTAAGTCTGATTCTACCATATCGTTTACATAACCTTCATATTCATTCATTTCTTCAGTGAGTAGTTTATCAGCGTCTTCTTGTGTGATAGTGTCTCCTTCTTCTACGCCTTTAGTAGAGCCGTAACCTATAGTCCAGACTCCAGCAGCACACTTGTATGCTTCCAGCTCACAGCCCTCGAATTTTTTAATTAAGGCTATACCTTCTTGTGATATTTGCATTTTACTCTCCTTTATCGGGGGAATGAGATGCTCCGAAATAAAACGAAATAATCGCACTCGCTAACCCTCCTAAATATCCTAACACTAAGTTTATTAAAGCTTCACTGTTTTGTTCTGGTGGTTGTAAAGTAACTAAAAATATATAACCTAAAAACCCACCTATAGTGAACAACCCTATTATTCTAGCTGTCCAATCTTTACTAAACATACTTCTGGCGTGTTGTTTATCTTGTGTTTCTAATTTAAATACGTCAACGTCGAGTTCTTTCATCTGTACTTCAAACTCTTGTTCAGCTTTTTTAAGTTCTAACATTTGTTCTGGTGTAGCGTTTTGTATTGCTTGTTGCACAGATTTTTGATCGTTAGATACGCCTAATACTTCAGCTATTTTACCCATAGCCATGTTACCTAGTGGTCCGCCCATAGCTGAGCCTAGCGTAGGAGCTACAGCCCCCACTATATTTTTTAATAAACCTTTCATATTATTACCGTTACTACCGCTATAGTTAAAGCTCCTATAAAACTAAATACGCCAAACGTAGCCATTTTTATAGTATTGTTAATAGAAGCTATTTCTTGTTTAATATCAGCAAACTCGTTAAAAGCAGTTTTCCAACGTTCTGCGTTTTCTTTTTTAGATACTGCTAAATCTTTAGCTACATCTTGTACTGTTAGTGTTTTATGCATTTTTGTGTTTTTTAATCACAGGAACGTTAATACTTAAACTAGCTCCTTTGTGTGGTTTATATTTGCCTTTGTGTTTCATGAGTTTAAATGACTTACCGTCTTTCATAAAATGATAGCCTTTGGGTGCTTTTACTTTCATAATCTATACCGTGTATATTTTTAAATAATCTTTTTTACCCTTTACTTTTATAGGATCTAATAATTTTAACTTAAAATCACAACTTTTTTTAGTATTTTCTCCTATTAATAAATCTACGCCTACTTCTTTGGTTGCTGATTCAAGTCTAGCAGCAGTATTAACAGCGTCTCCTATAGCACTGTAATCAAACCTTGTATCACTGCCCATGTTACCTATTACAGCTTCACCAGTGTTAACGCCTATACCTATTGATATAGGCTCAGGTAATTCTTTTTGTAACATACGTATACTAGTACGTATATCTTGAGCACATGTTATAGCTCTTAGTTCATGATTATCCAACTCTAACGGAGCATTAAATATAGCCATACATGCGTCGCCTATAAATTTATCTACCATACCTCCGTGTGCCTGAATACAATTTACTTGTACTGTTAATACTTTGTTCATTATTTCAGTTACTTGTTCAGGTGGTAGTTTTTCACTTAAATTAGTAAAGCCTCTAACGTCAGTGAATAAAAACGTACAGCGTCTAGTTTCTCCGCCTAACTTCAGTAAATCAGGATTATTCTGTAAACGTTTTACTTGACGCGGATCAAGGTAGTGTTCAAACTGTTTTTTAATTAGTAAACGTAATTTATATTGTTCTCTAAACCTAAGGTAAAAAGCTAAAGCCCCGCTTATAAACTGGCTAATAAGAGTCCAAGTAACGTCTATAAGTAAACCTTTACTAATTAAATAGTAGCCCCCTAAAGCCGTTATAGACGCCGTAAGGATACTAAACACTAAACCCCACGTAATACCTAGTTTTATTAGTAAAAACCAAATTAAAGTAACCGTAGTCAATAATATTAACAGCTCAACAGCCAATGACCAGTCGGGGATATAAGGGCTGTTTTGAATAAGTATACTTTCTGATAATGCTGCCTGTATTTTATGCGGTTCTAGTAATCCAGCAGGTGTGGCTACTTGTGGCATCACCCCGTTAGCTGTTATACCTACAAATACAAACTTACCGTTTACATCCATATCTTGTAAATCTGTTTGTGGCGTGTCAACCCAACTAATCCATTTACGCCCTAAACTATCAGTTTTGACTGGTGGTAACCCTCTGACTGCTATTTCTTGTATACCATTTTCGTTAGTGGTTATAATGTAAGTGGGTGTGTTTGTAAGTGATTTTAAAACTTGTGTCCCAAAAGAAGCTGACCAACCGTCTGGTATTTTTAACAACAGGGGAATCCTCCTGACTAACTGATCAGCTTCAACTGGAGCTATAGCCATACCTTGAAGTATGTCATCATATTTATAATAATTTTCTTTTACACCGCTAATACTAATACCACCAGCATCTTGACCTTTTATAACTGTGCCTGTAGTTTTAGGGTATAGATTATTAGGTGTTTCAAAAGTAGCTAAAACGCTGGGGGCATAAGTGAGTGATCTAGCAAAATCTTCATCACCACCTAATCTATCAGCTTGTGGAAAACTTATAACCCAACCTACACCTAACGCTCCTTCACCTAATATTTCTAACTGAATATCTGATAATCTTTTTCTAGGTAAAGGATAACCACCCTCACGTTCAATATCTTCTTCAGTGATATTTAATATTACGAAGTTACCACTAGGCTCTGGTATTTTTATTAATGCATCAAATGTTTTTAATTTTAATATTTCAGTAGGCGTGGTTTTAAAAAGTAATGGTAAGGCTAATAGTATTAATAATGGTATAATGTATTTTTTCATATTAACTGCTCTGTTTAATAGTGATAACTGAATCACCACCACCGTTTATTTTAACTGTATTAGAAACACCATCCTGTATAAATATGACTGTGTAACTACCCTCTACGTTTAAATCGACTCTAGCTGTTTCACTTACTTTTCTACGTAAGCTTATAGTTTGACCAGTAATTAAAGTAGTAATTTGAGTATTAGCGTCTTGACCTATCAAAGTTCCGGTTATATTAATACCTGTAGCTAAAGCTAATTGATCTTCTTCTTCTTTTATAGCTAGTACGTCAAGTATATCTAGTAAATCTTCTAAAAAATTAACATCTAAATAGTTAATATCTAGCTCTGTAAATTCTAAACTGTTATCATCTAAAAAATCTTCAGCTAAATAGTCTATATCTAAATCATTAAAATCTAAAAAATTATTGGCTTTTACTACATTAGATTCTTCTGTTAATACCTGTTCTTCTTTAGGAGGAGTGACTATTAACATATTATCTATAATTTCTAAACTAAGATCTAATATAACAGGTTTACTAGGGGCAGACTCAAAAACGTTTACAGTTGTAGCTTGATAAGGTTTATTAAGTATGACAGTACCCATGGCTGTTACTACTTCTATTTCACCGCTTGATAAACCTAAGGCATCTGGGAGAAGTATAATTAAACTTCTACCTAACTCGTCAACAGTAGCAGTAAAATCTGTCCCACGTATGGCGATATTCGCTGTGGGTGTGCTAAGTTTTATGTTTTGTTTATCTATACGGTTTAAATTACCTGTAATAAACCTAGCTGTACCTAAAGCAAAGTTAAGTGACATTTTTGATTTACTAGGGTCGGGGTCATAGATATATTCATCTATGAGAAGTTGTGAGTGTTCAGTAAGTTTTACTGTAGAAGCATCTAAAAAAGTGATAGCCATTCTACCGTTAGTAGTGATAGCTTCATCGTTGCTTTGTATAGCAAATTTAAGGTCAGCCTGATAAGGTTTATCCCTTACTATTTGAGCGTTACCTCTTAATTCAGAAATATCTCCTATATCAACAGCTTGTGCTTGTACCTTGGTCGTTTTGAATGACGCAAACAGTACCGTTATTACCGTTAGAAATAATCTTGAGCCAGTCATTATCTTGTGTACTCAGTTGTTGTATGTTAAAAGTTCTGCTGTTACCTGTCTGATCTAAGTAAAAGTAACCACCAGCATAACCAGAACCTGTAAAGTTTACTGTGTTGCTATCACCGTCAACATCAACATAATTAGTAGCACCATCATAATTTATATCAAAATCAAAAGTGTTACCGTCACCGTTAATTATCCAATCTAAATCTAACGTAGCAGCAAGAGCACTCGTACCGTGGTCTAATGTAAAGGTATTAGTACTACCTGTCACGTCTACGTTGTAATTAGAACTGTCAATACCGTAAGTATCAGTAGGGTCACCCTGAATAGTAAAAGTATTACTATCACCGTCAAACTCAAAAAAGCCTGTAATACTATCACCTAGTATGTCACCTAAAAACTTATTTGTGTCCCCTAATTGATTTATATCGAGTGTTAGACTTAACCCATCTAAATCTAAAGCAGTTAAACTACCTGCTGCAGAATTTAAACCACCTATTATATTACCAGAACCTAACTGTTCTAAATCTATATTGGCTGTAGCTCCACTTTGATCAACATGTATTTCATTATCAGCCCCGTATATCGTTGATGCAATCAGCATCACAATCAGGCTTATCAATATTGATTGTTTCATATTTTTCCTCCCAGAAACCTTTATCATACCCTATTTTTATAATTTCTAAAACTCCGCTCTCTATAGCTCTTAAAAGTGCTAGTGTAGTAATTTCATTTTGAGTGTCGCCCATCTCTATTTCTACTAGTTCTGTACCAGCTTCAATAAACTTAAATACGTCTTGTGATTGACCGTAACTATAAATTTCTTTACTTACTAAAACATCTATAAGAACTTCACCTGTAGCTACACTAACCATACGTAAAGATACAGTAATATTATCTATTCTGTACTGTTTACTAGTGCCTATCCCTAAATACCTAGCTCCTATACCACCACTTTT